ATTGTAATGGAAACATTACTTGTCAAATTACTTCCAGTAATGGAAAAAGAGACATCTCTTAAATTAAACCCCAATTATTCTTATGCTAGGATTTATAAAAAAGGAGATGTCTTAAATAAACATAAAGATAGATTTTCATGTGAGATATCTACAACTATGCATTTAGGTGGTGGTTGTTGGCCAATATATTTAGAACCAGATGCATCATTAGGTGGTGTAAATGAAAAGACTGGAAATTATAAAGCATCAAAATCTAAAGGTGTTAAAGTAATGTTACAACCTGGTGATATGTTAGTGTATCGTGGAAATGAATTAGAACATTGGAGAGACAAATTATCATTTGATGATTGTGGTCAAGTATTTTTACATTACAATAATGTTGAAACTAAAGGGTCTAAAGAAAATATATATGATCGTAGACCTCATTTAGGACTTCCAGCTTGGTTTAAAAAGTGATATACTTTTATTAAGTAGGGAAATAAACCACCTTTCCACACCTTATTTCTCTACTTCTATACTTAACTCTTAACATATTTTATAATGGTTATTAAATTATGCCATTAAAAAAGATACCACTACCTCCAGGTTTTGATAAAAATGACACTGCATCACAAGCAGAGGGACGCTGGATTGATGGAGATAACATACGTTTTCAATATGGATCACCTGAAAAAATAGGTGGATGGAGACAAATTAGCTCAGATATAATAGTGGGCGCAGCTGGAGATATGCATTCTTTTATTGATCTAACTGGTAGACGTTATGAGATTATTGGTACTAATAAAGTTTTATATGCTCTTTTTGCTGATGAGTTTTATGACATTACCCCGTTAGGAACAGCCTTAACAAGTTGTACTTATACATCAACTACAGGATCTGCAACAGTAACAATTAATAAAACATCTCATGGTTTAAATCCTGGAGATTTAATAGAGTTTTCAAGTGTCACAACGCCAGGTAGTCCTACAACAAGTTTTACATCAGCAAGTTTTACAACTAATACTTTTGAAGTAAAAACAACACCCACAACAGGAACTTTTACTATCACTATGTCTGCAAATGAAACAGGCACTGGAGTTACCGCGGGTGGAACAATAACAACTAATCCTTATGTTATTATAGGTCCTGTTATCTCAACTTTTGGTTTTGGATGGGGAGCTGGATTGTGGGGTAGATCTACTTGGAATACACCTAGAACAACTTCAAATACAGACATTGATGCAGGATCATGGTCTTTAGATAACTTTGGAGAGATATTAATAGCAACCATTAAAAATGGTCCTACTTTTGAATGGGATCCTAATGCAGGAGCAGGAGTTAATACACGCGCAACTATTATAGCAGGTAATCCTACTAAAACGATTTTAACAAGAGTATCAGATAGAGATAGACATTTAGTTCATTTTGGAACTGAAACAACTATTGGTACACCTGCAACACTTGATCCAATGTTTATAAGATTTTCTGATCAAGAAGATATAGAAATCTATGAACCAACTTCTACTAACACTGCTGGTACATTTAGATTAGATAATGGTAGTAGAATTGTTGCTGCTGTAAAAGGTAAAGATTATATATTAGTTTTAACTGATCAGGCTGCATATACAATGCAATTTGTAGGTCCACCTTTTACATTTAGTATTAGACAAGTTGGATCTAACTGTGGATGTATTGGTCAACATGCAGCAGTGTTTGTTAATGGAGCTGTATTCTGGATGGGTGATGCTGGTAACTTTTTTATATTTGATGGTACAGTTAAAACATTACCTTGTTCTGTTGAAGATTTTATATTTACTACACGAGGAGACAATTTAGGTATTAATTTTACACAAGGAGATACAGTGTTTGCTGGACACAATAGCTTATATACAGAAATTAATTGGTTTTATTCAAAAGCAAATTCAAATCAAGTAGACAGAGTAGTTACTTATAACTATGGAGAACAATCTTGGTCTACTGGCACACTTGCAAGAACAGCCTATGAAGATGCAGTGGTATTTGAAAATCCAACAGCAACAAAATTTGATACAACAAAAACACCGACTGTTCCTACTATCAATGGAGTAAGTGTTGGAGGTAGTTATGTATTTGACCATGAGATTGGGGTTAATGAAGTATTAAATTTAACAAGCACAAGCACTACAAGTCTTGTTATATCTTCCTTTATTAAATCAGGAGACTTTGATCTTGATATAGATGGGGATGGTGAATACTTTATTAAAATTAGAAGATTTATACCTGACTTTAAATATCTAGAGGGTAATACCAAAGTAACTTTATTCTTTAAGGCTTATCCTGCAGACACAACCACGGCTTTGGGTTTAACAACTGTTGGCCCATTTACAATATCTTCAACTACAGATAAGATAGATACACGCGCGCGAGGGAGACTTGCAGCTATTAAAATTGAAAATGATGCATTAAATGACAACTGGCGTTATGGAGTATTTAGAGTGGATATACAACCAGATGGCAGAGGCGGAAGTGGACCACAAACATAATGGCTAGAGGAACTTGTTGGAGAGGATTTGAACAAAAAGGTATGAAGAAAAAAGGTAATAAATTAGTTGCTAATTGTGTAAGAACAGCAGCAGAAGGTGGAGAAGCTAGAATTTCAAGAAAACCAGGACAACCCGCAGGATCAAAAAAACACTCTGATTTGTATACAGACGAAAATCCAAAAGGAACAATTAAAGGTTTAAAGTTTGCAACTGAAACAGATGCTAGAAAAAGTGTATCAAAAATTAAAAACAGTGGTCGTAAACAATCACATAAAATACAAGCAGCGGTAGCGATGGAACAAAGAGCTGGTGTAATGGGTAAAGCAGATGTAGTAAATGTTTATCGTAATTATATAGATTCAATTAAGAAGAGCAAACAAGAAGGCGGATTTATATCTATTAAAGGAAAAGATTATATTAGAGATTTATTATAATGGCAAAAATTAATATAGTAATACCAGAACCACAAGATCCTTATACAGTTGATAACTTTAGACAAATTAATCAGGCACTAGAGACTTTACAAAACCAATTAAATACGTCATATCAGAATGACTTACTTGAAGATTTACAAACTTTTAACTGGTTTTTATTTGGAAGCGGAGCAGAATGACAATAGAATATAAAAGCGATATTTACAGATTAAATACAACAGCTTTAACTACAACTCTTACAGTTAATGCAACTACAAGATTTATTGTAAAAGAAATAAGCGTTTCAAATGTACATAATAACACTGTAGACTGTAATTTTTACTTAAATACACTTAATGGAAGTGCTATAATTTATCATACAAAAATTTCTGCAGATACTCATGATAATGCTGTACATAATACTTTAGTACTAGAAGAAAATGATTATTTAACCTTTCAGGCAAATACTTCTAATGTTATATCTGGACAGATTTCTTATGCCGTTTTAAGTAGAAAAAATCAGAATGGCTAGAAAAGTAAGTAATGGATCAGGTTCTTTTATTAAATATACTAATAAAAAAAGACCAGGCAGGCATAGTAAAAAACGTAATAAAAGAAAAGATAGAAAAGAATATCGTGGACAAGGAAGACGTTAATAATATATAATAATAGTTTATGAAAACTACAATAATAGACGGAGTAGAATTACCAATATTACCGGCTAAAGCAGTAGAGACTATTAAAAATAAAGTCACTGGAGAAGTTTATAATTCTATAGCTGAGTTTAATGCTGATGTAGCAAATCCTAATACTCCAACACAAGTAGAACATTTACAAAGAGACGTACAAATAACTGTTGCATCCTTAGAGGTATTTGGTAAAACTAAGTAATGAATCCTTACGGTGGCACGGAAATACAAGTAGAGTATTTACATAAATACGTAAATAAAGATCTTCTAAATAAAGTTCAAATAACAACATCCATTCCAGAAAAAACTCCAATAGATTCAACTAAAGTAAATGTGCTTTGGGTTCATAATAGTTATGATCAACCTAATCTTATGCCTTGGTTTCAAAATAAATTAAATCACGGTAAG